TCTGGAATTGGATCTGGAACTGGAATGAATATTGGCCAATCTATAATTGGCCAGCCGAATAGAGCAGGCGTGAAGAATAGCGGTGGATCGGGAGGAGCTGTGAATGTTTCAGGTGGCGCCGTGAATGTTGGTGGCGTTATAATCTGTGTAAAGGTTACAACTTCAGTAAATGAAGCTACATTAGTAAACGTTACTACCGGTGCTGGTACAGGTGTTACTGGTGCCGGTACTTCAACAAATACCGTCTCTGTTACTGTGTTGTCTATTATAGTAACAATAGGTGGGTTGTTTATAATAACCGGTGCCGGTGCTGGTGGGAGGGGTGACCCTGCTCCAATAGAAACACCTAAAGACACATCTGTTGTTACTCTATCATCTGAAAATTGAGATGTATTAACGTTAGCAGTTTTCATTGCAACAATAGTGTCTTGCTTTGTCTGTGTTAGTCCTGATGACTCATATATTGCTGTTGCTGATGTTACCGAAATCTTATCGTTATTTGTGGGACTGTCTGTTAGTTTAAATACTCTAGCACCTGTTCTAAATACCCCTTGAGGTATTAGGAAGTTAACTGCTACAACTCCAGCTGCGTCTGTCATAAGCACTTGGTTGCCAGTTGATAGTGTACAATTTGTCGTTACACTTTCACCATCGAAGAATGGATAAACTCTAGTATTAGGTTTCAATCTTCTTGCTTGAACTACAACCAATCTTGAACGCATAAATGGTGCAATGGCTGTATCAACTACCTTCTCTCCTAGGTTTTGTGTCTCAGTTGATGCCGAAATGTCTAATGCAATACCCTGTCTAACTTGGGTTTGTTGTGTTGTAGTGGTGGTAAATAGTGAAGAACTTCCGTCTCCCCCGCCTGTTGAAAATGTATCTAAGGCCTGGGTTGTTGATGTAACATTTGCTACACCGGTGTCTTCCCAATCGCCCCATTGTGTGCCCCAAGCGTCTGCCATGTTTTCCCAAGCATCGTAGTTACCATCAAAGTTTACATTGACTGCTGGCCTAATAGCTGTGTCTACATAGTTATCTACGTTAGGATTGAGTGTTATATCTCCGAAATAGTTAAATTGTAACTCTTTAGCTAAGTTCTCAAATTGACTTGCTTTGTTTTGTTCTATATACATTCTTTGAGAATACGGGAGTGATAATGAACTACCAGTTCTAACTAGAGTTGATACTGTGTTACTAGTGGGATTAGTGATACCTGAATGTACAAGAGTCTCAATGTTTTCTGTAACAAAGAACGGCCTCGCATGTTTGGCTTTACCATCAACTGCTATGTGGTAATCAGGATCTAATACTGCCCCTACGTTGTGGCCTGTGAAAGGATCCACTAATATGCCATTTTTAAATCTATCTGTTCCACTAGCATTAATAATTGTTTGATCTTTAGCATATGTCTCTAATAAGTTTAAAGATGCATAATACTCTAAGTTTTTAATCCTAGATTCTAATCCACCAATGTCTTGCATTGTGAATCTTTTATTAGCTGCTTGTTTTACTACTACACCATAATCAGGCCTGTTTACTGTCTTGGCTAATTGAGGTGAAACACATGGATATGGTGGCAATTTAATATTTGCCAAAGTCATTGATTGAGCAGGTTCAGGTGGTAACTTAGGCGTATTTGAATTTGCCCCTTCTACTATTCTGAAATTGCCGTCAAAGTCTAATACTACTCTAATATGTTTTCCAATGTAGTATTGTAAGTCTGTTGTAAATGTGCCTGTAGGTACTGGATTTGTTAATCCTGAACCGGGTCTGTTAATTGTTTCAGATGCATCAGGGTTAACAGTAGCACCAGCTAACGTTGCTGAGGTTGCTGCTGTATTAATTGTTTTAGGTCTAAAGTCGATTGAATCTCTAAGATCTATATCGCCATATTTATTTGATCTATAAAGTGGAATGTCCTCTGTTCTGATTGTGCCGGATGCTGGTGTTGCAGTATCATCTACAGGGTAACTATCTACACTTGAGAACGTTGCTGTTGAAACTGTGTCCGTAAAGAACGACATCTTAACAACGATATATCTGTTTGTTGATAAATTAATAGTACTTGTTGAATGTTTAAATAGTTTAGCTTGGCCAAAGTAGTTGTCTTGTTGACCTGTTATAAATCTAAACTGATCTGTTACATCTACTTGTCCTGTTACATAGTCTGAATTGCTACCAATTGTAATAGATGATATTTTATATCCATCACAAACACCTAGGTTATATTCACCTGATGTTGAATTTACATGTGTACCAGTATCAAGTTTAATGTATTTGTCTACTTGTAAAGCTTTAGCAATTGGTTGTGCGTTTGCTATTTGAGTATTAACATATACTCTTACATCTGCCGAACCCGCTCCTACTGTAATTGCTCCGCCTAGATCTATTGTTATAGATGTTGAACTGTTAACAGTAACCGAAGCATTTGTATTTGTTGATGTTAAGTCTATATAATCGCCGGCCGCGATTGTTGCTACATTTTGTACGAATCCGTCTTTACTAACAACAATAAAGTTGCTAACAATTTGAGAATCTGTTAATGTCCCAGAGTATGGGAATGTCTCACTTCCGGAAGTTGTTATTGTAACGTTACCACCAGATGTATCTAGTGTTACATCATACTCTTTCATGTATGTGTATGTGTAGTCTAATGAGCCAGCATCGGCTTCTAATGTTTTAATATTTTTATATGGAAGTTTGTAAACTAATTTGTTTACTTTTGTTTCGCTTAGTACAGCTTTACTACTTACTAATACAGCATTTGCTATACCTGGGTTTGCTGTTTCTGATCTAAGGCCTCTGACTGCTGTAAAATCACCTGAAGACATTTTAACATCATATAAGTAAATTCTATATACTGCTGATGTTGCTCCGGCTGTTCCGCTAGTCCAACATATGTGTCTTGCTTTTGCTGTACCAACTTTTGTTCCTGCTGCTGAAGCAGCGCCGTCTTGTACTGCATTGTATAAGTCTACAACTGTTCCACCATCTACATCAAATACACCGTGTGTATGATTTACGCTTATATAATTACCATAAGCAGTAGACAATGTTCTTGATTCTTCAGTCTCAAATGCTAATGATTTGTATATTGGAATTCTTTTTGTGCTTGATAGTTCTCTTTTAAAACCACCAACATATGAAATACCTGGATCTATTCCAATAACAAGTGCTTTGTTTGTTCCGTTATTAGCAGCTGTATATAGGCCGCCATTTGTACCGTTATTAAGATGCTCTCTTATTGAAACAGTATTACCCTTAACTAAGTAGTTGCCTGATTCGTCATAAGTCCTTCCAGCTAGGATTTTACCTACGCCTGATAGTGGATTGTCTTTAAGATTAATCCTTTGAATTTCTCCGCCAGTCCAATTAACATATGTGTAAAAGTTTTCTGGTTTTGTAGCTGTATCATCATATGATGCTAGAGTAACTGTATACTCTAAACGATCTGCTCCAGGAGCATTAAAGTTAAACGATCCCTGTGCCGGATCTAATAAGCTATTATCTGTTGATGATTGTTTTACTGCCTCGCCTATTAGGAAGCCAACATTTTTGGATTTCATTCCGTAGTATTTGTCGACTAAACAACTAATTTTATTTGTTTTAATAAATGCGCCACGTGCGTATATAACACCGGGTTCAAGTATAACTCTACTTGTTTGTCCTGAATAGCCTGTAGCTGAATTTACAACTAGCGTATCGCCGTTGTATAAAGCGTAACCATATCCTGTAGTTGTTCCGTCTGATGGAATGAGTGTTAGTGTTTCACTTGCCTGAAAAGTAGTCTTAGTAGATGTTATACTGCTTGTATTATATACTAAATACAAAGTTTTCATGTTAGGTGCGCCAGCAACAGTTCCTGTTTCAACTGCTGTTATCGTAGCTCGCAAGCCTGTCGTTCCACCCTGGACATCCATACCAACATAACCTTTTAAAGCTGTGTCAGTAATTGCAGCTGAGGCTGCGTCGGTATCTTGTATTTTAATATATGATACTCTTTGTACTGTCTCAGCACAACCTGTTACAACTGCTCCCTCTTGTAACAAGAAACCAAATCCCTTAGAGAATTGATCCTGTAGAATAGTTTGTAGTTGTGTTAGTTCCCTTGCCTGTACAGCGACGCCGGGTTTAAAAAGAATCCTATGAAACTTTTTATCTTGACTAAAATCGTCGTAGTATGGTGATGCGTTTAAATTGAGTGCCATGTGTTAAAACCTAATCAGTGCCTTTATTTGTTCCACTTGTTCCGCAGATCTTAAAATTGGTGATCTGTTGTCTAAGTATATTACTTCGCCGGTTGCATTATCTACTTCCGGTGCTGTTAATGTATTTATACTCAGATCAGCCAAGTTCTGTGTAGTATTTGTTAATACTGAATTGACTGTTATTACGGGGTTTGTGGAGGTTAAATATATGTTTGTTCCTACTATTTGAATGACTTGGAAATTACCGCCATCATCACTAGTCAACAAATCATCTATTGCATAACTTGAAGCACTAGGTACTCCAATAATATGGCATGTTGTTGCTGTGTTTGTTATATATGTAACTCCTGCTGGAGTTTTCATATTCTTAATTAATGCTATTTGTCTGAAGTCATTACCTAAAACTAAATCGTTGTTTGTATTGTCATCAAAAGATACTGTAATACCTATACTACTAGCAAATAATTCTCTTACTGGATTAGAACCATGTCCACCTTGAGGTGATACTATAGCTCTTGCAGCTCCAAGTTGTCCTGGTGAATCTGGTGCTGTGTTTGTAATAGTTATCGTAGCGTATGAGTATCCCGAACCAGGATTAGTAACTCTAATACCTGTAAGTGCTCCTGTTGCTGAGTTAACATATGCTGAACACTCTGCGCCGGTGCCATCTCCTGACACGCTAATTTGAACATCGTTAGCTGCGTAATCTTTACCAGGTGCTGTAATTACAACTCTATCTAATGTGCCTTTAACTGAAGCACCCTCGACTGCACTCTGTAGTGCTGGAAGTGCGTCTGCATCTCCTAAGTTAACTGTGCCTGTTCCGCCGGCACCACCGCCACCTGTAAATGCTACAAAGGCAAAACTATAACCACTACCTGAAGAGTTTACTGTAACTCCTGTAATGGCGCCGCCTGTTAGCGTTGCTGTGCCTGAGAAAGTACCATCACCATCTCCTGATACAACTACTGTTGGCGAGCTTGTATAACCCGAGCCGCCGGCTGTAATTGAGATGCTATCTATTTCCCCGTTAACATCATGGGTTGGACTGCCTGTTAATTTTCTAACAGGTATGTAGTCTGCGTCTAAAAACTTTGTTTGATCTGAAGCAGATATCTGAAACATAAATTTCCAGTTATAATTATCTGCGAGTTCAAATACCGATGTACCAGTACTAGATGGTTTTACCGTTGAAGGACCATTACTGTTGTTACTAATACATTTATAAACTTTATATTCATCTGTCATAATGAAAAATTTTGCATCTGCTAAACTAGAGGCCCCGGTATATGATTGAGATGAAGAAGTATAATTATCATCATACTCATCATATACCGTGCCTGAAGTCCAGTCATATCGTTTTGCCAATAGGCAAACGTCTGCTGAGTCAATTCTTTGGGTGAACATCATACCACGACGATATGTTGATATATATTTATCTGAATCAATAGGAGTTTCAGGTGACGTTTCATCGTCCCAAGAATTTGTCCTACCTACTGCAAAATGGAAATAGTCATTGTTGTTTCTTATATCTCTATAAAAAGAACGTGCTAGTTCTACTCTACCTAATCGTCGTAATACAAGTGCCATTTATATCCCTATTAAGATATTGTTACTGTCCAAGTAATTGTCATTGAATCCGTTACTGCTTTGTTAACAACGGAAAAAACGGTTCTACATAACAACACACCACTAGAAGAGGCATTCAAAATACCTGCTTCTGTAACTGCGCCAGTGCCTGTGCCTGCTGCAAAACTAGCAACATAAGCAACTGCGTTAGCTGTAACTGTTGTTGATGTTAATGCAACTCTTGCTGCTTCTGTTCCTAATGTAGTGTCGCCAGCTGCTGCTGCTACTGCACCAGTACCAATGCCCATATGGCTCATTGCTGTTGCTGTTGCGTCTTTCATTCTTCCCGCTATATATGCTAGTCCAGTATCAACCACTAAGTTATTAACTTCTCTGTGATCGATTACTTTACCTGCTTCGTTTTTAATTTCAATAGTAAGCTTACCTGTAGCTTTACTTACGTCTTCTTTAAACATGTTAATCTCCTAAATCTATTATGTTTTTATTTATGTAAACGTCCAACTAGTTCCAACAAGGTCCCCCGCTATATACGATGGATCCAAGTAGTCTTGGCTTACACCAAGTCCTGCGTCTGAAGTTGTTCCACTATCTACCACTGAGGGTAGGGTTAGTGCTTTAACAAAATGCTCTGTTGTCGCCGGTGTTTCTGTTATTCCTTTACTTGTATTTATACTACCAAGAGTATCAGTTGCTCCCAGTGCTTCATTTATATTCTTACCAAAAGATATAATTTCTGAAGTTGTCGCTGTAGCTGTGGTATCAAATGCACCACTGTCAAATAGGCCTGATAGTATGATTGTTTTGGTGTAAGTTAAAGCATCGCTTACACTTACTCCGTCTTCTATTATCGGCCAGTACCCGAAGGCCATGCTGTCCGATGTAGTTGCTATGCTAGATAATACCTTACTATATTGTAACGTAAAGTTGTTATCTGTTGTAGCTGCTGTTTCTGATAGAGCTTTAGCCATGCTCCAGAAAAATGCTGGGTTACCTCTATTATAATCATCTTCAAAATTACTATCTGATGAATCGTTCCAATAGCCTGTTAAGACATATGGTGAGGAGTCTGTATCAGCGGCTACTGCCACTGAGGTGAACGCTCCAGGTGCAACGTGTTTTGCTATCGTTTCACTTGATGTTGCTGCGTCTGTATATGATGATGTAAATATAAACCCAAGAACGTCTGATGTTGTTGCTTGGTCTGTAGACTTGAATACATAATACAATGTGCCTGCCGTCGTAACAGTAAATTCTACATTAAAATCAACATAACTTTTTACTATTAAATCACCAAACACCTGCATCCCAGCTGGGTGAACGGCATTTTTAAGTGGTCGTTCCCAGGTTGTTTTTTCAATTCCTGATTTAATAACATAAGAAAATGGTTGGTATCTTTTATTATCTTGTAATACATTTACATCTGATAATTTACCTTGATCGTTTTTCCACTTACCCTCATACTCGAATAGATATCCTGTAGTAAGTGTTATGGTTGCTACTTCACCTGCAGGAGATGTTATATTAATATCTACTGATGCTTTGGTGAATGTTGAACCTGGGTTAATAACTGCAAAAGTACTCGGTAGTCCTGCTGTAGTTATTGATGTTACTCGTATATAGGCATCATTAGATCCGCCTATGAAGGTGTAATCATCATCAAAATATCCATTAACAGCATATGATTTACCGTCATCGCCTGCTTCGTTAATTGCAAATATTTGTCCTATCTTAAATCCTGCGTTAATTTCTGAGCCTGAATAACTTTTATATGCTACACCTGTAAGTACTCTAACAACATAACCATATATGTCTGATTCGTTATTTGCCGCTCCGTCATCTACAACATATGTTTTTACGTCATCAATATCAAATTCAATGTTTGGGGCTGCTGAGTAACCAGTTCCTGCATTATCTATTACAATGCTTGTAAGTTTGCCACCTGAAACTAGAGCGTGTGCTGTAGCTCCTGTGCCTGCGTCGCCGGCTGCTGGAAAAATTTCTATTACCGGGGCACTATTATATCCACCGCCTTGATTGGTTACGGTTATAGCTGTTAAACTACCACTCGAAACTGTTGATGTTGCAACTGCTCCTGCACCTGGGCCCTCGACTTCTAGTGTACTAGGATCATCGAACGCACATATTAACTCGTAACGTTGTAACGTTAGGCCGTTTGTTTGGTATGTATTCTTTTCAACTCTGGTTACACTAGCGTTTAGAGTTTTAGTTACTGTAACAGTACCTGTGGTTTCCTTAAATCTAATGTCAATCTTTTTACCTTCCAAGTCCAAAGGTTCTAAACTGCCACCGCCGTGTTCTGATTCTTGTATCTTAATTGCTCGTTCAACACTATAGATACCGTCTGATGGTTTTAATGTATACTGATATGGATATATAATATCCACGTTCTCATCATACATAACTCTAAAGAATGTTTCTATTGATCGTTTACTACCTTTAGACTCATAAAAATCTTTGGCTCTTTTATAAAATAAAGATCTATCTACTTTTAAAAGCTTAGGAAAGTCTGATGTTAGTGCTCCCCTCCATTTATCTAAAAACTCTTCTGAAGCTAAATCTATGTCTTGTGTATGATTGTGTATTTTACTTGATGGACTGGTTACTTCGTCCATAAACTGATAATATTTTTCTATGAACGTAGCAAATAACGGGTACTCATTTTGTACAATTTCAGGTAGTTGGTCTTTCTTAAGATAAAATGTATTGTTATCTTCTACTGCCACCGAGTCGTTTGCTGCGTCTAATATAGCCGATGCTGTTGCACCTGTTGCTGTAGTGTCTAAAGCATTAGGAGTTATTACAATAGTCGGAGTGGAAGTAAATCCAGTACCTTTATTTGTTATAACATAACTTGTTACCGCACCACTAAATGTAGTAGCCGTTGCTGTAGCACCTGTACCACCGCCGCCAGTTATTGAAATTGTTGGGGTGTTATTATATCCAGTTCCACCTGCGGTAACTGTTATAGACTTAACGAATCTATAAAATGAAGGGATATAATCTGCCATTAGATTTCTTCAACATCCTGAGTTGCTGTTATTGCCACACCTATGTCTGTATTAATAAGTGATGAAGTCTTACTATCATCTAATATAAGAACTGTATTTCTAGATGGTTTTGCTACAACTGCTGCTGTAGATGTATCCGATGTTCTTATTAGAGCTTGTGTTGTTATATCCTTAATTGAATCATGAGGAGTAACGGTTATTCTTAAATGTGTTTCTGTTCCGTAAAGACTTGCCATTGTCATAGACGGTAAGGTTACTGTACCTGAATCGTAATCAATTGTTCCTATAGCTGATACAATATTACCCTCTGTATTAATTGCGTTTACTATACCTGTACCGGAATAAGTTGGAGCAATAACTGTTGCTGCTGGTGTATCAGATAAGTATACTTTGTGTATAACGTTGTTAACTGTTATATTAAAGTAGCTACTCTTAAGTTCCCTTGGTTGTAATTTCTGATTAAACTTTGCTTCGTATAAGTAAGGGCTATTTAATTTCGGCTTGATTCTTTTTTGTAATCCTAATTGTATATTAATTGAAATTATAGAATCTGATACAGCTTTTATTCCATCGTGGAGTTTAGTGTAATAGAAACTCTTATTTAATTTGTTTAGACTTGTATTAAAATAATTGTTTACTGATGTTTTAGCAGCTACTTCCATTTCACCTTTTGTGAGTACGGTAATTTTAGGATCGTATGTAACGCCAATTCCAAGTTTAATATATGTGTACTCAGGATCAACGAACGTTGGCATAATTGCTATCGGTGTTTTAGGATCGATAATGGTAGATTTTATATTCTCTTTATCTTGCTCTGTAATAATTTGTCCTGCCACAGGATTTAACGAGATGAAAACTCTACCATACATTGGGGGATCGTTCTTTTCGCCACCCCATACTGCACATGATTGTATGTTTGAGTTACTTGATAAGATTAGTGTTTTATAATCTTGCTCTGTTACTGCCCTGTCTCTTGTAGCATTAAACCTTGGCGCGTTGTGTCTGATCTCATCAATTTTTTCTGATGTGTTACCACCCGATGAGTTACTAACTGTTGTTATGGATACGGTTTCACCGGCAACTGCTATTCTACTATTTGCTGAAAACGTCTTAGCGTTATTAGCCCCTGGGCCGGATGCTACAATATAATCTATAAGTATTAAATTTCCTGCGTCTAGTTTTTTACCTATAACACCGTCGCCGAATCTTAATTGAGATAGTGCGTCTATTCCTTCCTCTACCCAATATATTTTAGAATCATTTTTAACATCTAATATCTTGTCAGATTTTAACCATGTGGAAACTGTAAGATCTGATAATGACTCTTGTACCATTGCTCGTATAGTAGTCGTGTCTACTTTTGAGTTAGGAATAACATATGGTCCTTGAGGTTTTGCTGATGATACTGAAAACTTATTAGATACCCTCGTCCCTTCTCGTATAAGTAGGTTATTCCAAACGAATTGTGTGTTACTACCTGACACCGATGCGTTAACTGTAACGTCTTCAACTGGTTGGAACGAATAAGATTTACCATCTACTGATGCTCCAAAAGATGCGTTTCTAGATAGTGTAACTGATGTGCCATTAAATGATGCAGGAACTGTAACAACTAAATTAATTGTTGCTGTTGATCCTAAATAAGATCTAGGTGTGTATCCTAATGACTTAGCAATTGATACAACAGACTCTCTTTTAATAGCCGTGTCAATAAAACTTTCGTTTGTTAACATGTGCGCCAACATACCATTGTAATGGGTGTTGTACGCTAACAAATCTATAAGCACTGACATGCCAGACCCTTCAAAATTATAATCTTGAAACTCTGTTTGAGCGCTTAGAAATGTTTTTAAATTTGTTTTTATTTGATCAAAATCTAATTCTGATACGTTTAATTGTGCCATAGTTCCTTTACCTTAACCTAGATAATGTTAGTGTTAATATTGCTGGTTCAGGTACACCGACAATTTTAAAATAGATACTTACTTCATAAACCTGTAAATCATAATTTGATGTAACAACTACGTCTTCAAGTTCTACTCTAGGTTCAAAGTTTTCTATTGTGTTATATATTCTTTTCTTAATAAGACCCGGTGTAAAAGCATCCATTGGTTCAAACAATGACTTATGAATATCAGAGCCTATCTCTGGGTGAAACGGCCTTTCATAAGGCATAGTAGACAACAATATTTTTATTGATTGCTTTACTGAATTGACGTCTATCTTTTTATCTATATCATCCGAGAAGAAGTTCTTGCCAAATGCAAGGTCTAAATCTGTGTATAGTCTCGATACTTTTCTTTTAACTAGTGCCATATTAGTATTTATACTTAGAAATCAAAGGTTGGTAGCTCGACGTCTAAAAAATCTGCTCCTTGTTTTTTGGCGCCGGCAGCAATGTCTATAGTTATCTTTGGTTTAGACATAGGTGGTAACGGTACACCCTTTAAAAGTGATACAGGGTCTATGTCTGGAAACGAAGTTGGTGTTCCTTTAACAGTAACATTTATGCCATCAGTATCTAAATTTGGAACTAGTTTACATATATCATCTAAGTCCATTGCTCCCATTCTAAGTTTGTCTGCCAGGTTATCTATGTTTATATTTGAACCTAACCCTCCCCACTTCTTTTTCATTTGATCTATTTTAATTTTCATAAGGGGTGCTGCTAAAGCACCTAGAGCTACGAACGCTGCTACTTCTTTCATCTCATCTTGTAATGTTTTTAAATGATCTGGGATCTCAGGTAACTTAATACTAGGCACCATTGCTTCTAACTTACCCATTACGCCGTTGGCTGCGTCAGCTGCCATTGATTCTAGATCGCCTAGTTTACCTAGTGGTGATTCGTTAACTAAAGACTCAGCCTTTTCGGTGAGCGCGTCTACTGAATCTGCTAATCCTTTTAATGCTTCACTTGGTCCACAACTCATTTCTTACTCCTAGTTAGGTGCACTTGTAGTGCCTGCTGATGTACCTGCTGTATCAGTATGTGTATGTCCTTTGCCGGATATACCTGCTGAATCATGATCTACATCTGCGGTACTTGTTCCTGTTATATTAACATCGCCTGTTACATCTACTGTATTGTTTATGTCAGTATTAGCGGCTGTTGTTGATTGTTGTCCTGTTATAGTCTCAGTCATGTCTGCTTCTGTTGTAATAAGCATATTTCCTTTAGAACCAATTTCCATTATCTTACCTGTAGCAATAGCCATATTGCCGCCAGATACAGATTGAAGTGCGCCGCCTGTCATCTGTAAACGGTTCTTTGTAATAGTAGTGTTATGGCTTGCACCAAATGTCTCAACCACGTTGCCACTAACCACTTCTGTTTTTTGTTTAGCGACTGTTTCTGATTGTTTACCTACTATGTCCTGCGTATCATCCAGGGCTACACGGACAGTTCTGTTCCCTTTAATAGTCTCAGTGACGTCACTAACGACTGATTTGATGTCATTGCCGTTGATTTTTGTAACTCTGTCACCTAGTATAGATAAAAAGTAATCGCCCTCTACTTCCTCATATTTATCGCCTTGGACCAAAACTTTAGCATCTCCTACTATTGTTATGTTACATGAACCTCTTATAAGAACGTCTTTGTCGCCTGCTATAATTTCATAGTCAGATCCTTTAATTTTATTGACCCGGGTTCCATCAGATTGTATTTCGGTATAGTTTCCAATTGGGTGATATTCTGATATTCTTTCGTTACCACTTGTGCTGTCAACCTCAAATACGTGGCCTGCTTCTGTTTCTTTAACTTGATTAAAAGGATATTGAGATGTATATGTACCTGGTTCGGGTGGCTGTCCTGTCCCGCCTGCTTTTAAATCTGTTAATGGGTTGAAGTACTTTGGTGTTTCGTGTCCTCTCGCATGAGGTTCGTCCCAAGTTTTACCTTCATAATCCTTACCTTCTTTGTCATCTAGTACACCATCACCTGTTGCTGCTGATACTGATGGTGCTTTAGCTGTTCTAACTTCTGTTGTTCTTTCTTCTCTTTTGTTAAGTAACGAATAGTGTGTCTCTGCTGATTCGTTCCTAGCTAAACGAGATAAATCAGATTCGCCAACTCCACTGAACCCTTCAGGTATATCAGAGCCATCCATTCCTCTAGGCCAATTTTTTCCTGGATCGTTAAACCCATCCTCTCCTGGCATTTCATCGGTTGGGGCAGAAGGTTTTCCTGCAATTGATCCTATGATTACTGGCATCTGGCCTTCTTCGCCGTCTGCGAAAAATCCAACTACTGTTGACCCTGGTAATAAATTAGGAGTTTCCATAACACCAGATGTACTAGCGCTTGTAGGAGAGTTTATAACTGTTGCAAATGGTAGATCTTTTGTTGGTAGTGTATTTGTATTACCTGAGTGGTAGCCCATTATCCGTACTCTATATCTACCTGCCTCTGCTACATCTAGCCTTGATTCAATAACTCCTATCCACCAAATCCAATCAGGTAGGTCTAGTTTTTTATTATTTTTTAATTTATTTGCCATTATATATCCTCTAAGACTCCATCATCTGCTGGGCCGGCATGTATAGCCAGTCCGTTTTTAACTACTTCCATTATCATTACATGGGTTTCCAAAGTAATTACATGCTTAATAGCTGTTATTAGAAACTTACCTGAAATTAATTTATCGTGTATTTCGTCTGCCGTAGTATCTGCAGACTTATCTCCTGTAGCCGGAAACTTAATAACTATTAAGTTGCCAACAGCTATATCTGTTCTACCTGGCACCGTTATTTCAAACGTGTAATCTTTGAATGAATTTAAATAATTGTCTCTGTACAAGGTATTATATACCACTGCTTCGTTTGTAGACTTTGCTTTACCACCTGGTATAGACATTGGCTTTACATAAGCAAAACTGTTTAATATCTTCACTGATGTTCTTGACATAGGGTGACGTTGTATGCCTGCTGGTATTGGAATTCCAGGATCGGTGTGGACAAAGTCTCCAAAAGAGTCTCTTATATCTATATACGCTTCAACTCTTTCTTTTGTAAATAAATCATATGCTCTTGCCGCTTGTGAATAATAACCTGATTGTTGGCCGTCTAAAATATCTATTGTTCTAGGCAGCTTAATGTCTGAAATCTGTGTAAACTTTGGATCTAAATCAGCGCCTGCAAAATTATATTCTATCGATCGAGTTGTTGGTGATGTTATACCAGGAGCATCGTATCTGTATTGATCGAATATAGCGTCTTCCTGTTTCTTAATAAGGTTTTGTATTGATGTAAAGAAAAAGTTTTTATTACTTTCAAAAAATACATAATCAGAACCTCGAAACTCTGCCCCGTTGCAATACTTTGCAATGTAGTTTAGATTTTGAATAGGTGTCCAAAAATTAGATATGTAGTTTATCTCAGATGAGTGTGGTGTGTCGCCGATAATTAAATCTGAAAACTTTTCCTCAGTAAGGACACGTTTCTCTTTCATGTAGTCGATATATATGTCGTTAACCATATCGTGTGTGTAACCAGTAAATCTTTGAGATAAAGGTTTAGAAGCATCTGTTGTTCCTTCTAGCGACATAAAGTGAAGTACATACCTTTGCTCTCTGTCATTGAGAACTGATCTATCTGTTATAGCATATACTTGGAAACATTTTTCAATTATATTATCTGGATCGTCATCAAATATAGGTGAGCGAAATTTTATTGTTATTACTTCACCACCGATAATTGGAAAATTACCTATTGCGTTTGTGGCGTCTGCCATAAATATATCACCCGACATTACCTGCCCAAACATATCTTCCACTAAACGAAACTCAATCATATATGATTGTAGGTCGTAAGTCACATTATCATTACTAGTAATATCAATACGTTCTATTACTATATCGCCTGCTTTATTAGATTCACTAACCTCAGTCATATTTTAAACTCATTTTACCAAGGACTTATATTGTAGTACTATCTCACCTAAGTATTTAGGATCAAGTAAAAATATTTGTCGCTTGTTATTATTTATTTCTTCTTCGTATTCTCTGTGTGTAACTGCTTGTATTTCACTAGCTGCTAATCTAGTAGCATCCCAGTCGCATATTATATCGTTATCATCTGTTAATACATAGTGATGAACTGAGCCTGAGTTATTAACTCCATATTTGTCATCGCAATATAACGATAGTTGCTCATTAGACAATGGCCATTCTCTTGACACATCAATAATATCGTTTGCAATTAAAACTATCCAATGATATGTTGTATTGCCATAAATTTTATGTGCAACCATTTCTGGTGCTTCACCGTCTCCAATATAGTACGATAAAAGACTTTGTTTAAATTTAAAAAATCTATCTAGTTGAACTCTACGAAATATATCTGGAACAACTGTTCGTGTAACTTTACCGTTGCGGGTGTATGGATAAAACATTTTTGGGAGTGCTTTAAAATACATATTATAATCCATCCTCTATTCTATTTGCTGTTAATGTTTCTAGTTCTGTAAACTGTAGTTCCAAACCATATTCTGTTGCAGCGCCTGTATCTATGAATGTATTAAAATTTCCGTCTGGGCCATAAGTAACTTTAGCACTAGTAAGAACACAAGATGATACTTTTGGTAATTCTGGATTAATTGCCATAATACCATCAATAAGTGAATGAAACTCTATACTAAATTCTGATGGGTACACTAAAAACAATTCGCCTTTTGATGCCTCTGGGTGCATATGATATTTAAACAATGAAATTATTGCTTGTACCTCTGCTAACTCATTTTTATTTCTCGGTGCAAAGGCGTAGTTAAAGGAAAACTTTCTGAAACCCATTGATTTAAATAACTGTTCTTTGTATGGGTTGTTTACTTTCTTACTTGTAGATTCAATTAGAGATGCAAAGTCTCCACTACCTCCAAGCTCTTTAGGTAAATTGGCAGCTGCTCCGATCATGCCCCTTCCTATATACTCAGGAAGTTCTGCTGCATCTGTCATGTTAAGTCTACCTGAACCAAGCGTTCCTGCAATACCTAACTGTGCCTCTTCCCAATTTGCTGAGTATGATGTCATAATTGATGCTGGAACATATAGTTGTATGCTTGCTAATAATCTCACCAAGCTAGTATTCGTTGTAAGCAAAGCCTGAGCTCCGCCTGCTGCTATTGCTATACCTGCACTGATCCCAGCCTGCCCCAACGCTGATGCATCTTTAGAAAATATTTTTGTCGATGCTGCTGCAACACCTATCGCGCCTGCCAATGTTCCTGCCCCCAATGCTGCTGCTTTTGCTTCTTCGCCCTTTGCTCTATTTTCTTTTGTGTAGTCTTTGTCGAAGTTGTCTTGCTGTTCTTGCATCCTGGTGCTGCCGGCATTTGCACTTCTAGATTCTGTTGCTGCCTTACTTGTGCTCCTGGCTTGGATAAAAAACTGGACAGCATGAGGTTGAGACATTGATCCTAACTCTTGCGGGTATTGGTGCCTGTCAGAGCCTGCTGATAAGGTTTTTGGTGATGTTAATTTATTGGCTTGTCCCGCCATGTTGTTTGTCCTATAAATAGTTATTTAACAGTTATAGTCTTATTTATATGGTTTATGCCAAGGAAATTTACAAAGGAAGATTTATTCCTAAAAACCGCCAGAAGTACTTAGGCGATTTTAACAAGATCATCTATCGTTCTAGTTATGAATTAAAGTTTATGAACTGGTGTGATCGTAACGAATCAATTATTGGTTGGGCATCGGAGGAGTTAGCTATACCCTATAGAAGTCCTATGGACAATAGAGTACATAGATACTTCCCTGATTTTTATATAGAAGTTAAACAGTCTGACGGCATACAGAAGTTTTTGATTGAGGTTAAGCCTGATAGATTCACTCGTCCACCCAAGGCTGGTAAGAGAAAGACTAGAAGATACTTACAAGAGATAGCAAATTACGCAGTTAATGAGGCAAAGTGGCTAGCAGCTAAAGACTTTAGTAGCAAACAAAATATGGTATTTAAACTAGTAACTGAAAAAGAACTCGGCATCTAGTATAAATACTGGTATGGACAAGAAACCTTTTAGTAATATACAACACGAGGCTGGTGGCACAGAGCAAACAGCTAGGTGGTATCAGAAAACAGTACGAGCATTTGCTAGTGCTATAAACTCACCTAACGAAGTATTTGGCTCAGACCTAGGAGAGTTTGCTACTCAACTAGATGTAGGCTCCATGTACATGTATACTTACAATCCAAAGACAAAACAAACATTACCTTATTGGGATACCTTCCCTTTAGTAATGATAACAGAACCACTACCCAACGGGTTTAGTGGACTGAACTTACATTATTTAAGCCCACTTCTAAGAGCTACTCTTTTAGATAAGGTTATACCAACAGGTGAGATAACAAGTAAGAGTAAGCTAGGAACACAATGGCATCAATTAAGTAATTTTAGTAAGTTCCCAGAAGCACGAAGAAGTACAAAACGTTATCTATCAAATCAAATAACAAGTAGAATGTTTAAAGTAGATCCGAAGCATTGGAAGTCTGCAATATTTTTACCAGTACAGCGATTTCAAGGAGCTAGTGATGCTCTTGTTTATCGTGAAACAATGGAGAACAACTAATGGCATTAAGAAACTTAGACCAGTTTAGATCAAAGATTAGAAAAACACAATTAGCTCGTACTGAAAGGTTTGAAGTTACTTTTAACTTCAACCAAGTTAGGGGCCTATCTATTCCTGGAGTTGACAATGATGCCTTAAATGAAGAAGTTATTCTGATGTGTGAAGAAGTACAGATACCAGGTATGGTAGTAGCTAACAAGGAAGTAAACTTAGGCAACTGGACACATTACAGAAACGCTAATGTCGGGTTCTTAGGTAATGAAATTAACTTTACATTCATTACAGGAACAGATTGGAATTTAAGAAGAGCATTTGAGGAATGGATAAACAAATGTGTAGATACAACATCAAAACAAATTGGGTTTCCAGACGATGTCCATATGGACATTACAGTAAAGTCATTAGACATACAAGATGGTGAGTCTGCATATTGGACATTAAAAGAATGCACACCAAAGGTTTTAAACTTGATACCGTTAAGCCAAGGCACGGTTTCAATAGTAAGAAATACATTAATTATATCAGCAGCCTATTGGGAATCTGATACTATTAAAGTTGGACTTGGAAGACAAACACCAGTATAAACAATACTGGTATAATTATTATAGGAGAAAAATTATGTTACCAAAAATTGATATACCAACATTTAAAGGGAAGGTTCCCTCTACAGGAGAGTCTTACACGTTTAGACCTTTTCTTGTTAAGGAAGAAAAAATCTTAATGTTGGTTACAGAAAGTGAAGACTACAAAGAGATGGTAGAAGCATGCCAAAAGGTTGTTGAGAATTGTACCTTTGGCAAAGTTAAAGGAGATGACATTACAATGTTTGATCTACAAGATGTGTTCATTAGAATACGAGAAAAATCTGTAGGTGAGACACAAGAGTTTATTCTTACATGTGGAAACTGTAAAGGCAGATCTCCATGGGAGTTAGCACTAAGTGAATTGACTGTACAAGATTTAGACACTGCTAAAAGTACAACCGTAATACAGATTGATGAGAATATAGCTATTAAACTTAAATGGCCTTCTAGTAGTGTAATTAAAGATGCAGGCGATACAAGCGATACTGAGATATTAGCTAAATGTATTGACGGCGTTGTTGAAGGTGAAGAAACAATTAATATGAGCGATGAGACTCCAGAAGACATTGAAGTGTTTTTAGACAGTCTCCCTTTAGATGTAATGGCAGATATGAGAGCTTTCTTTGATAGCATGCCTTATGTATCGCATACTATTAATTATACATGTAAGCATTGTGATACAAAACAAAAAGTAGAGATTACAGGTGACGATCATTTTTTCGCATAGCTCTTTCCCAGGAACGTCTTGAAAACTTTTACAAGACGAATTTTCTGTTAATGCAAGAACATCATTATAGTTTAACGGAACTTGATAATATGATGCCATGGGAAAGAGAGGTTTACGTTAGTATGTTGGTGTCTCACCTTCAAAAGAAGGCAGACAAAGAAAAAGAACGGCAAAAAATTAGGGGATAATTAATGGCCAAGGAAAAAGGAACAGA